GGATCTGAATAACTTCCTTGTTCTAACTGTCCACAGATAACTGATAGACATGGTGGACCATCTTTAAACTCATCACTTTCTCCAACTAACGCATCACTTATTTTACCATTTCTTATTTCATTTAATTCTTTTTGAGATTTAGCATTTAATTTAACTACTTTCATAAATGTATCAAAGTCCATATCTTCACCATTAGTAAAGATGGCAACTCTGTCATTTTTGTTAAAGTATGGAATGTTTATAAAACTACCAACTGATTTATTTCCATCAGCTCCTTCTGATTTTAATGTAGTTTGTTTTGGATATACTTCTGTACTAGGTGGTAATCCTAATATAAATAACATGTCTTCTAAAAATTCTCTTATCTCAGATGCTTTTACTTTTTCTTTTGTAAAAATATATAAGTGTAGTCCACCACTTTTAGATTTAACAGGTATCAATGGTAATTGTTTTTTATCTATAATCTCTAAATATTTTTTAGGACTAAATGTTGAATAGTTACTTGGATCTATATCTATTGCACCAAACACTGCTTGATCATTATCATCACAAGGTTGTATACCTATTGATCTTGTACCTTTTAAATGTTCAATGTAATCTTCATCTTTTAATTCTGTTTTTGACCAACCATAATCTTTCTTTTCAAAATATTTTTTACCTGTAGCAGGATGTATTTTTGCATTTTGTACATTACAAAATCCATACCTACGTCTTAAACCACTAAATATATCTATAAATTCTTGCATTCTTACCTTCAATCAATTTAATTTTAATGGGCGGCTCCACTCTCGCATCACCGCCCATCTCCTAGGAATTAGGCTATGTCTTCTGTAGGTTGCTCAACCTTTTCGTATTTAGGTTTAGCAGTTCCTTTTGACACTTGTTCTTGGAATTCAGCTCCCATTTTAAATAAAGAAGCATCTTTATCATCAGATAAATCTAACATTCTTACAAACGATGGTTTGTAAACATGCCAACTTTTATCTCCTGCATTTTTAGCTGCTGTCTTTAATTTAAACACACCCATGAATGTAGGTGCTTGGAAAGACCCTTTAGCATCTTGAGTTTTAAGATTCATCAATTTATTATTTAAATCCCTTGCAGGAGTTAAATTTGATGATCTCATTGTCATTACTGCTTTTCTAGGTGAACCATCTACCATTGCAATCACATAGAAATAAATAGTTTTTTCAACATAGTTACCATTTGATAATCTATATTTGATACCTCTTATTTCTTCCTGAGCATCAGTAGGAGGATTCATGTGAGTTCCAACTGGAGCAGAACTACCTTCACCCTTCTCTTGCCATTCAGGCCATCTTGTTTGTGAGTATGCAACTGTTATGTCCACACCTTTTTCACCATCAATTAGTGAACTTAAGTTAGCAGAATAAATCATGCCAGGCTCTGCACCTTCAACATATTTAGCGCTTCTTGAATTGCACTCTGGTGATAACTGATGAAGGATTTTTAATATCGGTGTTGATACATCATCTTGACCGATTTCTTCTGTTCCTTTACCAGCGTATTGTCTTAGATTGATTGAAGCTAGTGCACCTGCACTATTCTTCTTTACGACTTGTGTACTCATATGTACTCCTATTTGTTATTTGTTATTTGTTATTATTTAACTTTTGTTTGGTTGCCTTCAAACACCCAAAAAAGATCTTGCGGAACTTCGTTTCCTTTGTTCTTCCAATCTTCCATGGTTACTCTTAAAGTCTGGGGTTCAACCTTTTCGGATTGAGAAGGTTCATACCCCGACTCTTTTGCAAGGGTAGCATAAGCCATTGCCTTGTTTTCTTCACCTTGACCAAAAGCAACAGAAATATTATTTTTAACAATATCTCCTAGGCCATTGTCGCGAAGCCATTGTATCGCCTGAGCTTTTTTCTCAGCTTTTATTTTGGCGCTATAAACTTTTTTAACTGCAATTTCAGAACCATCTCTCATAGTCATTGTACTTAAACCCATTTTTTCCATTATTTCTGGGATAACAAATTCACTATGATATTTTTCTTGAGATTTTAATTCTTTTAATTTTATTTCAGTAGCTAGTACCTGTGCACCAATAGATTTAAATTGTTCTAATGCTTCTGTTAGTTCTTGTGCATTAACTGACTCAACTTGTTTTGGTGCAAATTTTCTTACATCTATATTCATAATTTATATTCCTTTCGTAAAAGGTATATAGGATAGTTATATTTAAATGTCAATACTATTTTTGAAAAATATTTATTTCGATTGGGTAGTAAGTTTTTTCCTGTCTGTCCCATTTTAGTAACTTATATCTGCCGTTTGTTATATCAGAAACTATAGAACAAACAACTCCTATTATTGCAGGATCACCTGATAATAATAAATAATCATTAGTTGTAAAATCTTTTAATTTATTTCTTAATTCAAAAATCATTGGACCTGGTGATAAAATAATTTGTGAATAAACTGGTAACATAGTCACAATGTCACCATATTTTTGTGCTCCTAATACATTATACTTTGGTTTTCCAGTTTCTCTATCAACAGGAATATCTTGTATTAAATAAACTTTTGAGGGTTTTGTATTTGAAGATGTTGTATTTTTAATTTGCATTATTTTCAAAAACTTGAGGTAAACCTATTCTTAGCCTGTTATCAAAAATTTTTCCTTTTCCATTTTTTAAATCGTTATAATGTAAAAAAATTTGAGCATGATTATTACCTTCAAAAGGTTCTCTCCAATGCTTTAACTTTATTCCATTATAAATAATTATATCTCCAGGTGTTAAGTATACTGGAATATTTTTTTTCTTACTTCTTATAAATAGTGGCCAATTATAATCTTTATTAGGACAATTTGCAATATCTGAACCGACAAATAAAGTTGTTGACAATTCACATTCTGGCCTGTCTATATGAGTTTTTAACTCTGAACCTTGCATATATAATCTCCAATATGAATAATTAGGTGCTAATTTTTTATTAGTTATATAAGATACTATATCTTGCATTTTTAATAACATTATTTCCATATAAGGATCTCCATAAAATGATGAAGCATTTTTTACTTGCTCATCATCAAATGTACCATCAGTTGATTTTCTGTATGGAAAATTTATATTATTATTTTTATATAAATAAAGATTATCAGTTCTTAATTTACAATAGTCGTATAAAAAATCTATTAACTGTGGATGTAATGTATTTTTTACAACTGTAAAATTATTTTGTTTATATTCTTTTCTATTATTATCTAATAATTTCATCTATTGACTTTCTTATTAATATTAACTATATAACAAATTAGAAAGATAAAGCAATACATGTTCTATAAATTTAAAACTAAACCGTATCAACATCAGTTAGATACTTTAAAAGATTCCTGGGACAAGGAAAACTATGCCTATTTTATGGAAATGGGTACAGGTAAATCTAAAGTTTTATTAGACAATTCAGCTATGTTATATGATAAAGGTTTAATTAATGGATTATTAATTATAGCTCCTAAAGGAGTTTATAAAAATTGGTATGACTCAGAAGTTCCAACTCATTTACCAGACCATATAAATAAAAAAATGGTGTTATGGAAAACATCAGATAAATCTAAAAAACAAAAAGATATTTTAAATACTTTATTTAAAAATGAAATTGATTTTCATATTTTAATTATGAATGTAGAATCTTTTTCTTCTGGTGATGGTGCAGCTTTTGCATATAAATTTTTATCGTGTCATAAAACAATGATTGCAATTGATGAAGCAACTACAATTAAAACACCTACGTCTAAGAGAACTAAAAATATAATTGCATTAAGAGATCATGCTGAGTATAGAAGAATACTTACAGGTTCACCTGTAACTAAATCACCATTAGATTTATTTTCTCAATGTGAATTTTTAGATCCTTGGTTATTAGGTCATCAATCTTATTATACATTTAAAGCAAGATATGCGGTTACTAAAAAAATTGAAGTACAAGGTAGAAGAATAGAAATAGTTGTTGGTTATAGAAATCTTGGTGAGTTGTCAGATAAAATAAAATCTTTTTCTAAAAGAATTCTTAAAGAAGATTGTTTAGATCTTCCTGCTAAATCATATGTAAAACATTATGTTGAACTAACACCTGAACAGAAAAAAGTTTACCAACAAATGAAGAAAGAAGCCATAGCTTTCTTAGACGGTAAAATGCAATCATCAGCTACTGTTATGACCCAATTAATGAGACTGCATCAAATTACTTGTGGTCATTTCACTGCTGATGATGGGGCTATAAAAGATTTACCATGCCAACGATTAACTGAGTTAATGAACATATTAGAAAATGTTGAAGGTAAAACTATTATATGGTCTCACTATACTCATGATGTAAGAAGAATTATTACAGAAATAAAAAAAGTATATGGTGATGATTCAGTTGTAGATTATTATGGTGAAACAGATACAGACGCTAGATCTAAAAATATTAAAAAATTTCAAAACGACGATAAGTGCAGATTTTTTGTTGGAACTACACATACCGGCGGCTATGGAATTACATTAACCGCCGGTAGTAATATGATTTATTTTTCTAATGGTTATGATTTAGAAAAAAGGCAACAGTCAGAAGCTCGTATTGATCGTATAGGTCAGACTAGAAAAATGACTTATATTGACATCATGGCTCAAGATACTGTTGATGAACGAATTGTTAAAGCTCTTCGTAACAAAGTCAACATCGCAAATAAAATTATGGATGAGGACTTTAAAGAATGGATTTAATCAATCGTAATCTTTTTTGGTTTTTTGTTTTCTGGTGGATTATACTCAAGTTCAACGTTGAGCATACCATCTTCTAACTTACCACCTTTACATTCAACATAATCTGCTAATTGAAATTGTCTTTTAAACGATCTCTTAGCAATACCTTGATG